GGCTGTCCTGAACGGATCAAGTGCCGAATTAAGTGCATCATGTATCTCGTTCTTGAGATGAACAGCAACATAACCTATCCAGTTCAGGACCCCCTCGAAGATCGAGGAAATCATGGAAGGAACGTTCACAAAAATCTCTTTTATGAGGGTGGATGCTATGACTCCTATGTTCTTGAACAGTGTAGTGAATACCGTCTTCACGCTGTTCCAGCTGAAGGTCGCTTCAAGAAGGTCACCTATGTAGCGGAATGTATCCTTCACGGTTGAGCCTATGGCTGTGAACCAAGAAGAGACCCGCCCGAATACGTTCGTGATTGCGACCTTTATATTCTCGATGATCTGAGGAAAGTTGATGCGGTCAAGTGTCTGGGAAAGATTGTCTACGATAGCCTTTTTTGTCTCAAAGAAAGTGTTTTTCAGTGTTATCCATAGATTCTTGACTATCGATTCAAGATTGGATACGACAAGTTTGACCATCTGTGGGATGTTCTTTATCAGAGCTCCGATGAGCCTGATTCCATTGACTGCAGTCGTGATCACTGCATCTACAACCTTGCCGACCGGAGACTGTGTAAGCCACGTTCCTATGGAGTTGATCACTTCGGAGATGTTGATCCCAAGAGAGTCACATATGTGGGTTATCCAGTACATGGCATAGTTGCCAATCCCCTCGAGAGCCTCCGTTGACACTCCACGTATAAGGTCAAAGAGATTTGAAAACAGATCACCCAGGAGACGGATCTTGGCCATGATGTGATTAAAGAGATTGCTGAAGAACTGGGTCATCCCCTCAATGCTGAAAAGGTGTGAAAGACCACTCTTAAGAGCAGCGACCAGATGGTCCCAGACCTCCGGGAAGTTCTCCAATGCCACTTTCACTTTCTGTACAAATGCATCAAAGTTATCCCTCATGTTCTCTGAGACCGTATCGAACTTTGCCAACAGCGGTCCTATGGAGAAGTTCACAAGGTCTCCTATGGACTGCTTCATGTCTCCCAGGTTGTTCTTGATGTTCGTGATATGCTGGGAGGTATCCTCCTTCGCCATCTGCTGCGAGAGCTCACCGAACTTCTGGATTACAAGATCTATTGCAGCACCCTGCTCCAGTTCCTTCTTTGTAAGGTCCGAAGTATCGACTCCGAGCTTTCTCAGCTGGGTAACATTACCGTTGTATGTGTTGAGCAATGTTGTCATGGAGGATGTCAGATCACGCCCTGTAACATTGGACAGATACACGGATGCATCAGAGATCCTGTTTATATCATCAGCAGACTTTCCCAGGGCTGCCAGCTCAGCTACCATCGCCTCGACCTGGTCCTTGGAGGAAAGTGTCTGCTTTGAAAGTTTCACAATGTTCGCAGTGACTGACTTATAGGCAGCATCATCCTGCAATGTTACTGCCAGCTGCTTGTAGGCTCTCTGAGCCTGCAGGAAGTCTGAAAGGCACTGAGAGGCCGCATCACTGAGTTTCTTGACTGCTGCAACTATCGCTGTTACAGCAAATGCCTTCTTGAGAGTGTCCCCTACCTTCTGTGCAGCCTGCCCGAAGGATGAAAGATCACTTTTGGCTCCCTTGACCGCAGAGCCTATGTTGTTCTGTCCTGCAATTATTACCTTTGCTGTTGCCATGGCTCTGCCTCCTTATAAAAAATGAAGGCCTCAGTGACGAGGCCTTGATGGTGAAGAAGCTTTGATCTTCTTCATTTTGTCATTCAAATGTTTTCTGTAGTTCATCTGAACAAGACGGATGACCTGCATGGTCATGTATGGCTGATCGGTGATGGGACCCGAGAACGGCAATGTCCTGAAGTCCCCCGTCTCCGAATCGCAAATGGGCATGAAGATGTCTGTGATGTAGCACAGCCACCTTCCATATTCCTTGTAGAGTTCTGCACTGAAGCGTCCATTGAACACCTCATGGCAGAGACTTGCTATTTCTCTTCTGTCTTGCTCAGCCGGGTAAAAAAAGCTGCGCTTGCATACTCTGCGACAACCTTGCTTGTGAGGTCCAGCTTCTCGAAGATGAAGTCGGTCACAGCCTTGTCTGTCATCTTCTTGCTCTCTGTCTCATAGAGGTTATGGTCCACTATGATGTGAGGAAGAACCTCATGGAAGAACTCCATGAGTGCCACGTTGCCCTTCTCATGGGCTTCGTTGAGCTGCATCATCTCCAGGGTCGGAAGTTCCTTGAGAAGCACGTATGCATCCTCATCCTTCTCCTGCCCTATAAGAGTGCCGAACTCGACACGTACCTTCTGAATTGCATTCTGGTATGCCTTCTCTCTTACAAAAGCCATTATTCTTCCTCCTTGTGGTTGACTGTGATTGTCACAGGTTCCGCGCTACCGACTGTGAGTGCTTCCCCTGAGAATGAAGAGTCGATGATTCCTGTTCCACCTACATTTCCATCAGCCGATGTGATGTTCACATACGGAAGATAGATCTCGATGTTCTCCTCTGTGTCAGAGGTGGTGAACACGAGTTTGAGAGCAACACATGGACTCTCCTCGGCAAGGTAGTAGGTCTTCCTGAATGTATCGATGGACTCGGAGTATGGGATCGAGAAATCCACTGTGACGGATCTGAGTCCCATGACAGGACGGCCGGATTTGATGCCTGTGCAGTATGTGGCAGGTGCATCCTCCATTCCGTTGTCGATAGTGATATCACAGGACTCGACACACAGGGTCTGGCTAGGACTTGCTGCTCCACCGGCTCCATACAGAAGGGTTGCCTGAGTACAGCGATAGGAAGGAAGAGTGAAAGAAATTGTCTGGAGTGTCTTTGCCCCATCATCTCCTGCTGACAGCTCATCGACACCTACAAGGTCAATATCGACCTTCACATAGTCCTGGGCCGCAGCCGATATCTTGATGCTCTTTATGGTGACATCAGGATATGTCTTTACTATTCCACCTCTGGAAAGAACAATCGTGGAGACCGGGAGTTCTGCATTCGGGTTTGCAAGTGTGTAGACATTTCCGGACTTTATGCCCAGAGCACACTCGAAAAGCCAATCTGCAAACTCAGGTCTGAGGACAGTATTGAGGCTACCAGCCACAGTCATTGACATGGTATCTCTCTGGTTTGCGGTCTTCGAGGCCAGAAGGTTTCCCTCGTCTCCTTTCTCGACAGTGACATTGATTGATTCACCTGTCATGTTTATCAGGGTGTCCGGCACAACCGGAGTACCCCATGCATTCTGCTTTGCCGCCTGGCAGGCAGATCCTGCTCCTACGCGATATGCCATATGCACCTCCGTTAAAAATCCTTTGTATATCTGATAGAGACCGAGACCTCCACGCCCTGGACATTCCTGTTGCCCTCGACCGCTGGATAGAACTCGGCATCATTCACATCCGTGAAATCGACATAGCCATCCAAGCCGATGTTTGTCCTCAGCAGTGAGTACAGGGCATTGAAATAGCCATATATCTTCCTTGTGAGGTTCTCCTGCCTGTCCTTCTTGCAAAGGATGAAGAGAGCCACATTGAAAGTTGAATTGTCACTTTCAGTAGAAAGTGCTTCATAATCTGCCCAATTCGGTACAATATAGAACATGGTTGCCTTGGGCATGAGATCCGTATCCGGGAAATCTATGGCAACGTTATGTTCATCTATCTGTGCAAGGCCAGTCTCCAGATGGTCATTGAGCTGATCCTGCAGGACTGTCTTCATCTGATTGAGTATCGTCAGTTCGTTCTTCATCCTGATACCTTCTTCTGTGCAGCCTTCTCGGCCTTGTCTATTTCCCTCTGTGTCAGCTGATCCAGCTTGGTCTTGAGCTCACTGCTTGCCAGGTATCTCTTTGCAGGTCCTGACACCCAGTCCCTTTCCGGTATGGTCACGCTGTGTTTGCGTATCCATTTCTCCCCGATCTTGAATGTCAGGAAATCTCCCTTCTTGGCCTCTATGGTCGTTCCCTTTGAAAGGACATATCCGTACCTGACCTTGTCCTTCGCAGCTGAGGGAGAGACTATTGCTGCCTTTCCGTTCTTGATGACCCGGCTGTTAAGGCTCTTGTACAGAGTTCCTGTCTGCTTACGGAAAAAGCTCTTGTATGATTTCTTGACCTTGTTCTTGACCGCAACGCCGACGCCAGAGAGAATCCTGCGCCTCATTCTGAACTTGTTGCCATCAAGCTCGGACAGCATATCCATGGCCTGGTCAAGCTTCACCTTCACATTCACCAGATCTGCCATCAGAAAACCACCTTTCTATAGGTCTGGAGTGGATTGAGGTACTTCAGATAGTTGGTGTATGAAATGAAGCTTCTGCTGTTATCTGAGAAGCTCTTCCCCGTGACACCGATGTTCTCACCACCTTCCATAAGCATGAGGGTGGCTATCCTGAGGATTGTGAGCCTGACCAGTTCAGGGACGTTCCCGTCCGCCCAGTTCCCCGTGTTCTCCGGATCATATCTGAGATATTCACCGACAAGGTTCTGGGCGGATTCCAGGAAAGTCTCCTTCAGAGATGTTGTCTGCTCGCTGTCCTCATAGTTCCCTGTATAGTCATTGAACTGTGTGACTGTGACAAGCATTCCTTTATACCCCCTGATGGTTCTGATTATGTGCTGGGTCTGACGACACGGATGCTCAATGTCAGCAGAGCATATCCATCGGACTTGAGAGATATCTCCTTCGGTGTATCCAGAAGCTCCTCGGTTTTCACGTAGAGCACGAATGATCCTTCGGCACATCCTACGCTCTGAGCTTCGGTTGCATCGGCTGCAGTGAGCAGTACTCCGTTGTACTTCACTTTCGTGATGTCGGAGATGCCTGTTCCTATCTCAAGTCCAAGCCACTTGTGGGTTCCCTGAGAAGGAACGGAACTGGCAGACTCCTCCAGCTCATCGGGATCCACTGTGATTGTGATGACCCCATCTTCGAGTACGACTGATTCGACCTTGGCCTTGTTGTCGACAAGCACCTGCTCAGTCGGGGAAGGAGCAAGACCTGCGGATGCATTCCACTGGTCCGGTTCCATGAGTCCCGCCTCCTTGAGGGCTGTGACGATCTGTGCATTGGTGGCCGTGGTCGGCAGATTCTCCGCCTGTGGAAGGCCCTCTACCTGAGAGCCTTCCTCAAACAGAACCTTGCCTCCGAAATGGGTGACTTCTCCACCCTGTTCGGTGTAGTTCTTCACGTTATAACTCATGTGCTACCTCCTCAGGCCTTCTGCTTGAGGACCTTGATTGCTTCAGGAAGCACTGTCTTTCCATCAAGGCGCTTGTAGGCAAGGAATCCGACCTGGCCGTTACCAGCGAAGAGCTCATTGAGTCTCTTGAAGACTATGCCCTGCCTGTCAGCAATCCAGTAGTATGACAGGTCACCGAAGAGGAGTGTCTTTGCTCCTGCAGCGATCTCCGGCATGAAAGCAGTGGTGCTGTAAGGCTTGCCGAGGATGGTGTTGACCTCCCCGTCCCTGATACCAGGCTGCCAGAGATATACACCATTGCCATCCTTGAGCTTGCGGATCTGCTTCATGGTGCTGTCGTTCATGATCCATACAGCCTTCTTCCTGTAAGGGGTCTTGAGGCTGTGGAAGAGATCGATGAGCTCATCAGCAGTAAGTGCAGTGGAAGAAGCAGCAGTGACACCTACCTGTGCACCTGCAGTCTCATGCAGAAGTCCAGTAGGTTTGTGTGTGCCATTTCCATTGAGGAATGCATCCTCTTCCTTGTCACCGATTCTGCGGGCGAACTCGCTTCTCATGTAGGCCTCGAGGTCGAAAGCTGAGTCATTGAGAAGTTCCTCGGATACCTTGATGAGGGTACCGACCTTGTGTGCATCCAGGTTGACCTGGCCGAAGGTCTCATCGGACTGCTGGAAAGCGTCCTCTTCCTCCATCCAAGCTGCCTCACCATGAGATGCGACAATAGGAATCTTGTGGGTTCCGTTGGATGTGGCGATGACCTTGGCATACTGACGGATTGCAGTCTCTTCGTTAAGGGCCTGTATAAGAGTTCTCTCATACTCATCCGGAACAAGGTATCCACCTTCAGAATCAACACCTTCCTGGAGGGCATTGGTAATCTCCAGTGAAGGATACTTGACCCTGATGGTGTTCCAGAATGCCTTGCGGTAGGAATCGGCTGCTCTGCCTTTCTTCTCATCCTTTGCCTCACCAGGCTTGCCTGTAAGCGGGATGTTCACAGGCATCTCAAGGACTGACTCTCTGTTCTCAAGACGCTCCAGTCTCTCGATCTGCTTGTCATAATCCATGAGATCATCTTCCATTCTTGAGTATGCAGCATCGTCCTCTGCAGACAGACGTGCATCATCCTTTGAACGGGACTCAAGAAAGTCCCTCGACTTCTTCACGAGTGCGGCTCTCTCCGCCCTGAGTTCTCTGAGTGTCTTCATTCTGACACCTCCTTTGAATTGAGTTTTTCAAGCAGGGCGGATATCTCCCTGCCGTTGTTCTTTTTCGGTGTGCTGTACTTGGCCACGAGCTTCGCCTTCAATGCGTCCTCGCTTGACCTCTGGGCAAAAGAAAAGGCAGCCATGTCACTGACTGCCTTCTTGCTGTCCTCCAGCATTCCATCCGCAAAGCCAAGCGCTATCGCCTTCCTTGCGTTCATCCATGTCTCTGCCTCCATCATCCTGGACAGCTCCTCGTCCTTGAGCCCTGTCCTGATCGAGTAGGCGTTTATGATGCTCTGCTTCACCTCGTCCAGCATCTTTACCGCTGCCTTCATATCGTTGTGATCCCCGAAGGCCATGGTCGCCGGGTTGTGGATCATCATCAGGGCCGTTGGTGCCATGAGCACCTCTGTTCCCGCCATAGCAATGACCGAGGCTGCAGATGCCGCAATGCCATCGATCTTCACCGTTACCTTTCCCGGATAATCCATCAGCATGCTGTAGATCTGGCTTGCTGCAATGCAGTCTCCACCAGGTGAATTGAGCCATATCGTCACAGGACCCGAGTCTGCAAAGAGCTCGTCCCTGAACATCTGTGGTGTAACATCGTCATCAAACCAGGACTCCTCGGCGATTGTCCCGTATAGCTCAAGGACTCTTTCTGCCGACTCTTCCTCGGTCTGGTTTCTGAACACCCAGAACTTCTTCGTCTTCATCTGAGTTCTCCTCCGTTACTGTTTCCTTGTTCGCATATGCTTCCCCTGCTTTCTCAAGCGGCAGCATATTTCCATTGACTAGATACAGGTCTCCGCCTTCCTCAGCCGGAATCCTGTCCAGATCCTCAAGCTCCCTTATATCGTTTGCACTCATCCATCCGTTCTGTCTGGCTGTTGCATAGCCACTCATCCTGCTCTGGTAATCACCACGAAGAAGGCCTTCGACATTGAAGCGGAAGAAATAGGTGTGCTTCTCTTCTTTCGAGAACAGGGCTCTTGAAAGGCTCTGCTCCCACCTGATGACCCACGGGTCCAGGGTGTATTTCACGAATTCAAGTGACTGCTGCTCGATGTTGCTGAATGAGGATTTCTCAAGGTCTCCAACCATGTGTGGTGGGACTCTGAATATCCTTGCAATCTCGTTGATCTGGAACTTCCTGGTCTCGAGGAACTGAGCCTCGTTGGGAGATATGGAAATCGGTGTGTACTTCATTCCTTCTTCCAGGACAGCCACCTTATGGCTATTGGAAGAGCCTCCGTAGGCTGAATTCCAGGACTCTCGTACCTTCTCAGGGTCCTTGAGGATTCCCGGATGCTCCAATACACCAGAGGGAGACGCCCCGTTCGAGAAGAACTTTGCCCCATATTCCTCACAGGCTATCGCCATACCTATTGCATTCTTTGCCATTGCAATCGGTGAGTATCCGACCAGGCCATCAAAGCCCAGACCTGGGATGTGAAGCACATCCTCAGGACTCAGTGTCACATAGGACTCGTTGTCCTTTGCATTGGCTTCTTCCTTGCTGCGGCTGTAGGTGTAATAGAGCTTTCCCTTGTCATCCCTATCCACCTGCATCTTGTTCGGCATAAGTGGATACAGTCCGATGACCTCACCCTTACCGTTCCTGATAATCTGCGCATAGGCATTTCCCCAGAGAAGCAGGTGTGTCATGAGCGTTTCCCTGAAAACAAAACTGGTCATCTCGGGATTCGGTTCATCATGAAGAAGGGAATACAGACTGTGGTCTATGGCCTTCTCCTTGCTTCCGTCCTCCCTGTACCGATATAGGTGCAACGGAAGACCGGCTATTGCTTCCGAGAGGATTCTCACGCATGCATAGACAGCGGTCATCTGCATGGCGGATCTCTCGTTGACATTCTTTCCAGCTGTGGAACCACCCATGAAGAAGCTGTAGGCAGAACCTGCAGTATAGTTCTTCATAGGCTTGTCCCTGGATTTAAAGAGTTTTGGAAATTTCATCTTCTCTCCTGCCCAATGGGCATTAAAAAGCACCCACCAGTGTGAGTGCCCAACAATCAAAAACTGTAATCAGAGTACAAATATTCCTCTACTGTCATACACTGAAGCAGAGCTTGTATTGCCACATCTGATTGCCCTGTCCAGGGCCATGATGGTAGCAATTGCACCATCTATCTTCTCGGTCGATTTCTCCTTGTCAGCCTTTATGTTGCCGGCAGGATCAGTCCTTACCGTTACGTTATCCATCATCCATGAGAGGACTGGATTGCCTCCATGGGATAGTTTCTTTTCAAGTGTGAGCTTCATCAGCTCTTTGGTCGGAGGACTCATGTCCTTGAATCCCTGACCGAATGGGACTACCGTGAATCCCATGCCTTCCAGGTTCTGCACCATCTGTACAGCTCCCCATCTGTCGAAGGCTATCTCCTTTATGTTGTACCTGGTCCCCAGTTCCTCTATGAACTTCTCTATGTATCCGTAGTGAACAACATTACCTTCGGTTGTCTCCAGGAATCCCTTCTTGTACCAGATATCGTATGGAACATGGTCACGCCTGACCCTCAGTCCCAGGTTGTCCTCCGGTATCCAGAAGAACGGTAATATCTGGTACTTGTCCTCGTCATCAATAGGAGGAAACACAAGCACAAAGGCTGTGATATCAGTTGTAGAAGAAAGGTCCAGACCTCCGTAGCAGATTCGTCCTTCGAGGGCCTTCGGATCGACAGGAAAGCTGCATGCATTCCACTTGTCCATAGGCATCCATCGTACGGCCTGTTTCACCCATTGATTGAGCCTTAGCTGCCTGAAGGTATTCTCCTCTGCAGGATTCTGCTTTGCACTCTCACAGGCTGCCACTACCTTCTCCATTCCTATCGTCTCCCCAAGCGAGGGATTGGCCTTGAGCCATGTCTTCTTGTCAGTCCAGTCCTCGTTCTCGTCAGCACCATAGATGACCGGATAGAAAGTCTTGTCGAACTTTCTGCCACATAGGATGTCCTGGGCCTTCTGATGTGTTTCATAGCAGATGCTGTGGGTATCTGTTCCCGCAGTTGTTATCAGAAAGTACAACGGCTGCATCCTGGCATCGCCGGAACCCTTGGTCATTACATCAAATAGCTGCCTGTTCGGTTGGGTATGAAGCTCATCAAATACGACGCCATGGATATTGAAACCATGCTTCGAGTAGGCCTCGGCACTTAGAACCTGATAGAAACTGTTTGTCGGAAGATAAATGATCCTCTTCTGAGAAGTGAGGATCTTGACCCTTTTCTGCAAGGCAGGACACATCCTGACCATGTCTGCAGCGACCTCGAAGACAATTGAAGCCTGCTGTCTGTCTGCTGCACATCCGTAGACCTCAGCCCTTTCCTCGTGGTCTCCACAACAGAGAAGAAGCGCCACTGCAGCTGCAAGTTCACTCTTCCCGTTCTTCTTTGGAATCTCCACATATGCTGTATTGAACTGACGGTAGCCATTCTGTTTGACCACCCCAAAAACGTCTCTGACTATCTGTTCCTGCCATGGCAGGAGTACAAATGGCTTCCCTGCCCAAATCCCCTTTGTGTGTTTCAGACACTGTATGAAGGCCACCGCATAGTCGGCTTTCTTCTTGTCATAATGGGAAGTCTCGGCCATGAACTTTGTGACTTTGTATTTTCCCATATTATTTCCTATATGTGAAAAGGACCCGCATCTCTGCGAGTCCTCTTGGTGTATTCTGTTCTGTTGTCTTCAGATCATCTCGTCCAGGATTCTGTATTCGCTTCTTCTCTTCTCAAGGTCCTGCATGGTGCACTGTGCGATGAATCCGTTCCTTGTCTCCCTGAGCCTCTTCTCAAGTCTCTGAATCTCAGCCTTGCGCTCCTTCATGATTGGAAGTGCGTTGCTGCTGTCTACCTTGATCTCGTTGAAGTCTCTATCGAATCTTGTCATCTCTGTTCCTCCTAAGGTGTATCAACCTTGTAGTGTATATATCACTCTTATCGGAACTAATAGCAAGTCATTATGTAATAATAAGTTACATATCTTCAAATGTTTAAACCGTGTATGATTCGTACTCGTTCTCTCCGATTCCTCCCTTGCTCCTGTCGAAATAAAGGGCGTTGTATCTGTCGTTTCCGGTTTCCGTCTCATCTTCAGTGAATTCGCACGATACACACCAGTTGTAGTATGGGTTGAGCATGCTCTTGCCACTCACTCCCCAGTAGGTCATCCTGCCTGTGATGTCAGTGACGAAGTAGTCATGATCCTTTTTAAGAAGGCCTTCCTTGAGAAGGTGCATGGCCATCTTCTTCATGTCGCTCTTGTTTATCTTCCCGTTCCTTGGATTGAATCTGACCTCGAAATCTACTTTTATATCCTTCTGTACTGCCATCTTCGCACCTCTCATACCAGGCTGAACCTTATGCCGTTGACGACCTCTTCGTCTTCGTAGGCTGTCTCTTTCCTTGTTATGGTGCAAAGACCGTCCATTCTGCATCCGTTGTCCTGCAGCTTGTGGAGCATCTCCATCAGGCCTGTGCTGTGGTCCGTCACCACGAAGGTTCTGATTCCAGCCTTCCTGAGGGACTCTATGAAGTCCTTGACCTCGTGCTTCCAGAGGAACTCGCTCAACTCGAACTCGTCTGTTCCTCTTATCACGCTGTTTCTAAAAGCCCAAAGGGCCTTGTATGTTCCGCTTTTCTCTCCGTTCTCGGAAAGGCTCCAGAAGTACTTGTTTCTTGTATCCAGCATCTTTGTTCCTCCTAAGGTGTATCAACCTTGTAGTGTATATATCACTCTATTTGGAACACTTATCAAGTCATTATGTAATAATAATTTACATTTATTTCAAAGCTTCAGATGCAGCCTTTTCAAGTACATTGATGTCAAATCCGAAGGACTTGTAACCGCCTTCTATGACATGGTAGTAATGGGAGGCGGGAGGCTCTTGCTTCTTCATTGTTGCCATCACATATACCATAGCCTTTACACTCTTTCCGGTGTCCTGCATGACAGCGTTCAAGTCCTTCTTGATGTAGTAGAGAGGATAGCCTTCATAACGGTCCAGTCTTTTCTCATCCTGGGACGAAATCTCCCAAATCAGAACTGGGACTCTGCAGCCCTTGCAAGGTTCAATATCTGCGTGGAATCTGAAAACCAGCTTCCAGTCCTTGAGGTAGGCTTTGCCTATGACTCTTGCATCCGGACAGCGGAAACGCATCTGTTCCACTGAAAGGTTCGAGCCATATGCCATGTACAGTCTCTTTCCCATTTACTACTCCTTCGACACCGCCACATCGGCTGTGCCTTCACTGTCACCAATCTCTCCGAGAACATGGAACTCAACGCCCTGAAAGTCCTCAGGTTCAAGCAGGAACTCGGCGTTCCTCCATGCGTCATCGGCTCTTGTCCGTGCATCCTTCTCGGAGAGAGCATTGACTTTGATTCTCTTCTGGCTGGTCTCTGTGACCAGTACAGTATACTGTTTCACGGCTTCCTCCCTCAGCATGCCGTTCTCCATGCGCAGTTGCCATCCATGTTCTTCAGGAGCAGCTGTCTTGCTGTATCAAACTCCTCACCGATGAATCCCAGGCGAAGCATCCAGCATCTGAATGCGTACTTCTCATTCTCCGTCTGCTGAGGCTTTGCGCTTGCGAATCTTATCTCGTGGGCAAGCTCGCACATTGCAAGGCAGAGCTGGATGAAGGACTTCATCTCACCTGCGTGTATTCCACCCTTCTTTCCATCGTGGGGGTTTGCGAACTGGAAAAGTCTGAATTCAACTGTTCCGTGACCGTGGAAGAAGCTGTGCAGGTTCAGCATGTGGTATCTGCTGTCGTTGTAGTGCTGCGTTCTTCCGTAGTTGGCATCGTTGCCTTCGTACCAGAGGTTCTCAAGAGCCTGCATGGTCTTTGGCCTGCGTGTGTTGACCAGTCTCAGGAACTTCGGGTCGACTGTTCTGCAGTACCTTGATGTCCTCTGGCTGTCGATTCTGATTGCCCTTCCAATCTGGCTCTCGTGTGCTGCCATGATGTTAACAAGGTTCCTGATGTCCGAGACCGAGAAGCCGTCCTTGCGGGAAACGTGGATGTGGACCCCTGCTCCGACTGATGGGTTTGAAACCGCCCCACTCTTTCTGAGGGTTCTGAGAAGCTCCTGAAGGATTGTTATGTCCTCGTAGCTCAGAATCGGTGTGACAAGTTCGCACTTCTCATCATCGGGGCCCTTGATGCTCACATCCCTTGAGAACTTCCATTCCCTGTTCTGTGAGTCGTAGGCGCTCCAGGTCATGTAGCCGTTGCGGTATGCTGTGTTCTCGTACTTTCCTGTGCCGAAGAACTCTGCTGCAATCTGTGCGGCCTTTCTTCTTGTGATGCCGTTCATCTCGACTTCTGTACCGAAGTTGTAATCGTTCTTGATGGCTTCAATCTGTCTTGTGGTCTTGTCGTTCATCTGTGTTCCTCCTAAGGTGTATCTACCTTGTAGTGTATATATCACTCTATTCGGAACTTATAGCAAGTCATTATGTAATAAATAATTATATTATTTTCCAGCCATGATGAACCGTACATATTCGGTCCTGTGTTCCTCAATGAAATCAACCAATTGATAGAACTCCATCTCGAAAGCAATCATCTGGACCATGTTCACATCCAGCATATTGGTCCTACCTGTATCCCGGATTGCAAGAATCTGTTCTTTCAGCTTTTCTGTCATGAACTATTCCTTAATGAATTATGCTGCAGGAGTCCTCACCATAGGCTACAGCAAGGCTACTGCCGTTATCCCAATGCACATGTATCGACCCAATGTCATCAACAAAGTACACGGTGCCTTCCGTCCCTGCAGGTGGAGCCTGCGGGTCTTCCATATAATCAAGCCGTACTCTTGTACCCTTCTTATAGGTTTCCTTCAGATGCTTGAGAAGACTGGGTGAAATACCAAAGTTCACTGTTCCACCTCCTCTGTCTTTGAATTGCTCTTGAATGCTGATGATCCCTCAAGATTCTGAAGCAGGACCTTTCTCTGCTTCTTGTATGCATCACCTACGAATCCAAGTCTGAGAAGGAAGCATCTGAATGCATACTTCTCATTCTCTACCGGCTTCTCCTCTTTCGAGTTCACCCTGGTCAACTTTCTTGAAACGTCACAGAGTCCTGAAATGAAGGAAGCATAGATGCTGACTCCATCCTCGACATCGGCTCTGAACCATGGAAATGAAATCTTACCCTCTTCTACTACTATCTCCAATGAGTCTGCACCAAGAGCCTTCTTGATGAGATTCTCCTTGTTTCTGACCAGAGCCTTGAGGTTGGCAAGTGCCTGGTCTGTCATGGTGTTTCTTGGAATGCTGATTGTCAGCTTGTCCACTGCACTGTTCTGTTCCATACAATCCCTCCTTAGGATTTTGTATGTACATACATCACTCGAATGGAAACTAATATCAAGTCATTATGTGATAATAATTTGAATCAGAAAGCCTCAAGAACTGCATCGAGTTTCCTTCTGTACTGATCCATCTCCCACTTGAACCGCGGCAGCGTATTCTCCTTGTACTCAAGAAAGAGGTCCACATCAGTTTCGGAGAGACAATACAGACCGTCCTTGTACTGCCAGTTCAGAACTGGAAGCTCTGGAACTACCGGCAAAGCAGGAATCATATTCCTCAGGGCATCCTGGTATGACGAATCTTCAACAATCTGCTCACTGCTCCTGCAACTAATTGTTAAGACGCTCAAGGCGAGAAGCAACATCACCACTGCTAGGAGCTTCCTTCTTCTCTGGAGCCTTCTCATTCTGTATCTCCGCCAACTTGATCTGGACCTGAACTATCTGATCCAATTTCGATTCGAGCCACCTGTTGTTCTGCTTCACGGTCTCAAGTTCCTTCTCTGCCCTTACGAGCCTTCTGAACTTGAAGAACATGATCACAGCCAGGATGATGCATCCGCAAACAGCACCGATTGAAAGATATGAACTCATTTCCTGTCCTTCTCGACTGCATCCTTTACTGCTTCATTCACATCGGAGATTCCCTTGGAACCCGACTTCTTCATAGCTTCAAGAATCACCTCGTAGGAACCCATTGAAGTAAGTCCTACCACGACACCATGAAGTACCGAAGTGTACCATGCCCCTGTCTTCTGTATCAGGAAGATCAGTATATAGGCAATAAGACCAAGTGCAACCGGAATCAACCTTATGATCATGTCGTAGGTCTTCTCCGGTACCTTCTTTAGAATAGGTTTGAAACCCCACTCTGTTATGCAGACGATAACCCCTGCAACCAGGAAGTCCCAACCTGTAAGCTGTTCAGCTGCCAAACCTATGATATCCATCTGTTTTCTCCTTCTTCGTTACTTTTCGTCCTCAGGTTTTATGAGGGATAGAAAGTAGTTGTCCATCTTCTTTACCTGGAGCTCGCTGTCTCCGTTTATCTGATGGGTCTTAAGTGCATGGAATATGACCTTGTCATTCTCAAGGCACATGATCAGTCCACGCTGCAACGCCACAAGGGAAGCCTTTATCTCCGTGACATCCTTTATGAGCTGATCCCTTTCATCGCTTTTCTTTGCAATCCTGTTCAGACACCAGATGACTACACCTCCGCTGCCGAGCAGGCATACAACAATAGTTACAATTGCCGAGATCTTATCCATCGCTCTCCTCCCTGCTTTCAATCAGGCCCTTTGCCTGTTCATAGGTGAGGACCACCCCGTTACGGAGAACGGTAACATCATCCGAATGCCCTGTGACCTCAATGTATCTGTTGACGATGACATCACAGTACTTGGGGTCCAGCTCAAGGCCATAGCATGAGCGGTCGATCTGTTCACTTGCTATGAGCGTGGTACCGCTTCCGAGGAATGGATCCAGTATGAGCGTATTGCTCATCGAGCTATTCATGATGCAGTAGGCAATCAGGGCCACCGGTTTCATAGTCGGATGTACATCGTTCTTCTTCGGCTTCTCAAACTCCCAGATTGTGGTCTGCTTCCTGTCTGCGTACCACAGATGCTTTCCATCCTTGAGCCATCCGAACAGGCATGGTTCATGCTGCCACTGGTACGGACTTCTTCCGAGCACAAGTGACGGCTTCTTCCAGATGCAGCATCCAGAAAGATAGAAACCGGCCTCTTCAAAGGCCTTTCTGAAATTCAGTCCTTCAGTATCTGCATGGAAAACATAGATTGATGCATCTGATGCCATGTTCTCATGAAGACGATTGAAGGCGGCAAGCAGGAATGTATGGAACGCATCACTTGCCATGTTGTCGTTCTTTATCTTCCCAGCGGTCCCATGGTAGTCCACATTATAAGGAGGATCGGTCACTACCAGGTTGGCCTTCTTCCCGTCCATGAGCTTTTCAAAGTTCTCTGCAATTGTGCTGTCTCCACACATGAGACGATGTCTGCCTAGGGTCCAGATGTCTCCATCATGGGTCATGGCAGGCTTCTCAAGCTCTGCATCTATGTCAAAGTCATCTTCCTTGTCCTTTCCCTCTGTGTCTTCACGGAATAGCTTCTCAAGTTCATCTGCATCGAAGCCGGTAAGAGATAGGTCAAAGGCCTGTGCCTCAAGGGACTCGATCTCTACCTTGAGCATCTCCTCATCCCATCCGGCATCAAGGGCCATGCGGTTGTCGGCAATGATGTATGCCTTCTTCTGGGCCTCTGTAAGATGGTCCGCAAACACGCATGGGACCTCTGTGAGCTTCTCCTCCCTTGCAGCCATTACCCTGCCATGACCTGCAATGATGTTGTAGTCGCGGTCGATTATTACAGGATTTATGAATCCGAACTCTCTAAGAGATCCTCTTAGCTTGTTTATCTGAGCAGGACTATGCGTCCTTGCGTTATTTGCATATGGAATGAGCTTATCTATGGGGACAAGCTCCATGTCTTTGGTCATTGTCATCTTACAAGCCCCCACTCTGCAAACTTCTCGAATCCGCCCAGGGACTTGATGTAACTTCTAGCAATCTCGACTATCTCGGAGTAGGCCTTTCCATCAATCTCGTCATCTCCTATTGCACATGAGAGCTCTACAGGCTTTCCTGTTCTCTGGGCCTTCAGGAATGCATAGATGTTGACGGACACATCAGCTTTTGAGAGATCCTTTCCATGCAATCCACCACCGGTGACCGAATCGGCCATGTCTGAGCCGAGCTTCCTGTTAGTGGCACCACTGTCCACGTCCGGACCGCCTGTCCAGAATCCAAGTGGGTTGATTACAGCCTTAGGGAACAGCTGCATCAGCTCCGCTTCCTGGGCATTGCTCTGGCAGATCACCAGTTTGTCTCCATCCAGGATATACTTTCCATCGCAGCCATACTTGTCATGGATTGCCATGGCAACAGAGGTCAGCTTTCTCTGCTCCTCAGTGACTGGAACACCCTTGAAGATTCCGTTATCCCCACAGTGGAAGCCATCCTCCTGGTTTGCAGAGAGGTGTGCGTCCTGGGTGTTCTGGACAAGTTCCATCTCGAGTCCGGGACCTGCAATCCTGTTCACGGCATTGAACACATCGTTATCATCAAACTTGACGGATGATTCTGTGATGATGTAGCAGTGCCCGTGTCCAATGAGGACCTCCACAGCCACCTTCGGATCTTTCTGTGCCTTGTAAGCAAGATCAACGATTGCGCCCGCAATGCGGTCAGCCACCTTATCAGGGTGGCTTGGGTTTACTTTTTCGTACATAAAGTCCTCGTTTGATTAATTTGATTTCGTTTGATTGTTTTTCAAACTTTCTATGAATCCAGCAACCTTGCCATCAGATCCTCCTGAGGAGAGTCCGAGTATGGTGTGCTGCAGTTCTCTTTCACTATCTGGTTGATGCTGTACCAGAGGCTTTCAGCCTGCTTGAGATATGAGTTGGCCATGGCCTGGAACGGTGATGCAATGGGAGCACCGGTCGTTGGATGCTTGGCAAGTAGACCGAACTCATTGAGAGCAGTTTCGCACTGCGCCCATCTTGCTACCGACATGGCATATTGTCGAAGAATGTACGGATTTACCAACTCAAGACATCCTCTCTCTTTAAGCCAGGCACATATTTCATCAAATGCATGCAGTGCATTCAGATCTATTCCAGCCTTCTGCTTCTGCCTCATGTATTCCTCAGGCTCAGGACTCTTGAAGGCCTTGAGATTACTGGTTCCTTCAGAAAGAACATCCACTTCCTTGCCTTCATTCAGTTTTTCAATGAGAGCCTTGGGCTTGCGTCCAGCACCTGGACGTCTGCCTCCTCTCTTGGTTCCGTCTTTAGCCATTGAGTTCTCCAAAAATGTATGGGTTAATCCCCCGTTTGAATTTGAATTTTTGCGCGTAAAGGGGGCCGCCCGGTCTTCCTGAAATGGGTCGTAGAGATTCAGACCGCCCCTGGGGTATCATTTCTTGCCGTAACGAGATCCCTCTTCTACTGATTTTCGGGAGTGGCACGAGGCACACAGAGCCTGAAGGTTCTCCTCATCAAGGGCAGGACCGCCTTGCCTTATAGGAATGATGTGGTCAACGACCGTAGCCTTGGTCAGTCTCCCCTGTCTGTGGCACTCCTCGCAGAATGGATGCTCAATCAGGAAGTTCCTTCTGAGCTTCTTCCATTCATGGCTTATGTAGAACTCCCTGGCTCCCTTGTCACGGATACGCATATCGTACTGTGCGTCCATGATCTTCTTGTGTTCAGGGCAGTATCTTCCATCAGTAAGATTCGGACAACCTGGGTAGGAACAGGGACGTTTTGGACGATATGGCATCAACTTCTCCTTTCAATAATCAGTTCAATCAGACGGAGCAATCCTTCAAGGACATAACCTACTGCAAACACAAGAAGCATGAAGAGGAACCACATCAGCAGACCTCCTCGAAGCGCTCCCACCTTCTGATTCCGCTTGTGATCTTCCTGTGGAACTCCTCGAATGTAATCTCACCTGCTCTCAGGCTCTCAAGCGTTGCCTTGGCCTCGGCTCTCCAGGAGTAGAGATCATCTTTGGAGAGCTTGCCTCTTGTGTTCCTTGCAGACATTGCCTTGTAGGCTTTGTTGTAGACTGAGAGAGCCTGGTCAGATTCAAGCTTTGTCTTGAAGTTGGACTTGCCATAGACCTTTGCACAGTCATGGCAGCAGAACCACTGTCGTGAGTTTACTGTTGCAAAGACTCTGCCGCACTTAGGACAGGTACGGATCTGTATCCTGGATGAGATCAAAGAAAGGACTTCATCTGAAAGACTCTCCACAAGAGGATCAACACCTGATACTGAATGCAGACTGGACACACTCTCAGGCAGACAGGCAGACAGGGACTGCTCAATTAGGATCCTTATCTTTTCCTTCTGCTCAGCGTTATGACTCATCTGCATCTCCTCTTCTGTGTGCACCAATGAAAAAGGCCCGGAATCACTCCCGGACCTCTTGATACACTTTCTTCGACTATAAAATACTTCCGGCTTCATACTCTCTTCAAGTCTCTTTTTTTCTACTTTTTTCTACTGAACATCTTCAGGAACGTGTATCAGTTCGAGGGCGTTCCCATGAAGCCTGTAGACATAGCTGAGACAGAATCCGAACTGGCTGCAGATCTCTTCCCAGGACATGTACTGGAGGTATCTCATATCAAGAAGAGAAATGTAGGTCTCGTTACCGATCGAGTAGATTGCATTCTTGATTTCAGATCTGACCTGCTTGAGAGTGTTCTCGTCTTCCTCTATCAGATCCTTGAGTTCAAGAGCCTTCACAGCATTCTCCTCCATACGGGATTTGACATACAGAGGATGGGAAGTCATCTCTTCATTCACCTTGCTGTAGGAACCCGAAGCACGTGACTCCAGGACCTTGAGCCTGCGGTATCTCGCCTGCAGTCTTCTGTCGATTTCAAATGCTCTTCTGAGATAATCCCTAGATTTCATCTATAACCTCCTCTACAAGTCTTCTTACATATTCAGGGTCAAGACCTCCGACACCGCAGAGTATCTCGAACCACTCCGAATGGAAGAAGTCATAGAGCTTGTCGATCTCGTAATTGATATCCTCTTCCACTTTCCTGCATGGGTTGCCCTTGAGCTTACGGGTCAAGTCCTTGAGCTCCTCAAGAGCCTGGGAGATGACTGCCGCCGCAAGTCTTCCTGCTCCGATTCTGTTCATGCGAGCCTCCCTGTTCCTATCTCCGCCTTCACAGCTTCGATGAGAGCTTCCTGCACCTGCTCCTTGGATTTCAGTGCTTTCATGATCCTTTCATCTACCGTACCGTCTGTCACGATATGGTGTATGGTCACGACATTCTTCTGACCCTGTCTCCAGAGTCTGGCGTTTGTCTGCTGATACAGTTCCAGTGACCAGATCGGTGAGAACCAGATCAGGATGTGTCCTCCATCCTGGAGATTGAGCCCGTGACCTGCAGATGCAGGAGAAATCAGACCGACAGGAATCTTCCCTTCATTCCAGTCGTTGATATCATCGGAACTGAGAAGTTCCCTGACATCGAATCCCTTTTTAGTCAGGTGTTCGATGATCCTCTGTTTCTCGTGACGGAACCAATAGCAGACAAGTACACTCTGGCCGTTTGCCTGTTCCACAAGGTCCTCAAGCATATCCAGCTTTCTGCTGTGTATGATGTGCACTTCTCCGTCCTCACCATACAGAGCACCACCGGAGAGCTGCTGCAACTTTCCTGAAAGGACCGCTGCATTCGAGGCATCTATTGTCTGGCCTTCAAGTTCCACCAACAGATCCTCTTTCATGGTCTCGTAGACCTTCCTTTCTGTTTCATCCATCTGGACCTCGTGGTCGACCATGACACACTCTGGCATATCCAGATAATCCAGGGCCTTCATCGAAACTGTGATGTCACTGATGCGCTCGTATATGGCATCCTCTGCTCCCGGAAGCGGTTCATAGCGGTATACGATTCCTGTGAAGGGATTGAGTTCCTTGGGCTTGAAGTAGGATTCACGGTAACGACCTATGAATCTTCCCAGGCGCTGACCGTTGTCGATCAGATACACCTGTGCCCAGAGATCCATAAGTCCGTTTGGTGAAGGGGTCCCGGTGAGACCGACCATGCGGCTGACCATTGGACGAATCCTCCTCATGGCTCTCCACCTTGCACTTGTATGGTTCTTGAAGCTTGAAAGCTCATCGATTATGACCATGTCGAAAGGCCATCTCTGGCGATTCTTCTCGTAGTGGTCAACAAGCCACTTAACGTTCTCACGGTTTATGGCGTAGATATCGGCCTTGGTGCTGAGAGCAGATTCTCTCTGGTTAGCTGTACCGGATACGACACTCATCCTGAGAAACGAGGTGTGCTCCCACTTGGCCATTTCCTTGGGCCATACATTGTTCACGACCCTGAGAGGACCGATTACAAGCACCCTGGAAACCTCGAAGCTGTCGAACATGAGATCCAGGACAGCTGTAAGGCTTATGGCCGTCTTGCCAAGTCCCATCTCCAGGATCAGCATGGATTGCTGCCTGGATTCAAGGAACGAGACACAGTGGTTCTGGTAGTCATGCATGAGGTCTCTTGAAAGCTTCTCCATCAGTAGAGCTCCTTTCTGATGACTTCATCCAGAGCCTCGATTGCTGCAGTCATTCCGGCCTCATCACAGCCCTCGTCCCAGAAGCAGGAGGCAATCCTGTCGCATCTGACCATGAGGTCCTCCAGGACTTCTCTCTTACGCTCCTGCAGATCATCATATTTTTTCTGAAGATTCTCGTGTTCCTTCCTGGCCTTCTCCTGCTCCTCAATGAATTCTCTGAGGTACTGCATGGAGTCGTGGCCCATATGCTTCTCGACAAGAGGGAGAAGGTCCTCCACCCTCTGTACGATTTCGATTCTGCCATCGTTCAATTCAATTAGCTGTGTCATCATATCTCCTCAGTCTTACCGACTATCTCATCAATCTGTTTCACGTCATCCAGTACGAACACCAGGAACCCAAGTGCTCTCAACTGTCTGTGCCTTGTCTCCTGCAGTGGTCTTGGCTTCTTCCCTGGAGCCTTCACCTCCACAAAGGAGATGTGTCCGCAGGGCATCAGTATCATGCGATCCGGCATGCCATCGAATCCCGGACAGGTCAGCTTTGGTGCCAAACCCCCTTTGTTCCTGACTGCCTTCACAAGTTTCAACTCAATGGACTTCTCTCGCATTTTCTTCTCCTGCAAATGTTTGACAGCTCGGGTGATGGTCTATGGCACTTATATCCGTAACTTTTTCTATAGAGGCATTTTTCAGTCCTATAGAAATCTTTAGGAAAAGACATACATAGACCGTCACCATTGGCTTCAGTCCTTCAGGAAATCAGACTTGAGCCTGACTCCCATGATTGTGGCTCCACTTTTGGAGCGCTTTCTCTCG